AACATTGCTAGTGATTTTATGTTAGGTAATTTTAAAATACCGTCTGGTAATTTAAGAAAAGCGCATGATTTAGGTGAAAGGATGCTTATAGCAAAGCAATACATCCCTAATTACAAACGTGCTTTTATATCAGCTTTTATTATGACTAACAAACACCCAGATTTTAATTGGGATCGTTTTAAATCTTCTTTAAAAGTTAATGGCATGAAACTTATGTCAGCAACTAATAGAGAAAGTTATTTACAATGGTTTGAACATATTTATAACTCTGGTTTAAAAGGTGATAAATATAAAAAAATAAAATTAATTCAGTGGGTCAAGGATCGTGGGTATAACGAAACCGATCAATTGGATCAATAAGAAAGGAAAAGGAGTATGGATATAAGTAAGTGGAAATCAGTAGCTGTTGGATCCAGCAGCTACTATATCCTACAGGCACTTTGCAAACATGGTTATCGTAAACCTGGTGCTATGATTGATAAAATGGTTGATCAGGAAGTTGCAAAAGTTGCTAAAAAAGAAGGAGTTCCTCATGATAAAATGAGAGAACAAATGTTAAAAGAAGGCAGGGAGATGAAGAAGTGAGTAACTGGGCTACTTCGGTAGCCCATTCTTCAAAAAAATATGATGAATAAATTAAAAAGAAAAAAGTTTTCTATGGAAGATGTAAAAGCTGCGCATGCACTTAAACCATACTTACCAGTAGAAAAGTTTATTAAACAATTTGCTTTTTTAAATTTAAAAATATCTCAAGGATGGGATATGAATAAGGTAGTGAAACATGTGGAAACTATCACAGCAGATGTTAAATAAGTTTTTAACTTATCAAAATAAAAAATCAGTAAATTGTCATGTCTGTGATGGTCAAGGATGGATTACTATGATAGTGTCAAAAGTACCTTTAAAGACTGTCACAGATTCTTGTAGACAGTGCAATTCAGATAAAATTCCAAATCCTAATTATAGGACTAAAAAATTTACGTAGCTACAGAAAGTGCATCATCTGCACTATCTAAACTTTTATATTCAAATCCAGCTTCTTCTTGATCTAATTTAATCAACTGCCTTCTGCAGTGTTTTATTTTTTCTTGGATGATATTCATATCTGGAGTTATTCTTCCATTTTCTAAATATGAAATATTCCACTGAGACTCAAGTCTCATTTTTTCCGCTAGGATCTGTTGCGAGCTTTTCATCATATTGCTCTATCTCCTCGTAGGTTATAAACAATCGATCTCCTCGATTGCTATTTTCTTTTGCTTTAATTTCATCATTTTTAATTTTTTCGACAAAATTAAATCCTGCTTCTTTTTCGTCTTTTCCCCAGGTTATCCCATCGTAATATAAATTTTTATATCTAACCTGATATCTATATGCTTTTATCATAATATCTTAGCATTTATTTGTTTGTAATACAACAATTTATGCTTTTATCTTAAAGTCTTTACCATCTGCTGTACGGTATAGTAACCAAGATTGTTTACCATCCCAATAATACCCCTGAAGGTCATTTTTTTGATTTGATTTGATTTTCTTTGAATTTAACATTTTTTTTATACTCATTTTGTATCTCCTTAGCTTGTTTAAAAAACCAGTTCCAATAACTATTCTTTCTTTTCTTTTGCCTCACCCCAACTCCGTCCTATTGCTACATCTACTTTAAAAGGTACTTTTAAGCCTTCTATGCAATTTTCCATTAAATCAGATATCTTTTTAATATCTTCTTGTTCCTCATTTATTGAAAAACATAATTCATCATGGATTTGGAGTAAAGGTCTATAACCAGCTTTATAACAATCAATCATAGCTTGCTTGGATTGATCAGCTGCAGATCCTTGAATTAACCTATTTAATGCTTTATATGTGCCTGCTCGTTTAATGTTATTGCCATAATGAGCCTTAGCTTCTTCATATTTCATTGCTTGGAACATACCAAAAGTGGTAGGCTCCCACATATCAAATCTACATTTACGACCTTTAATTGTTCTTATGAAACCAAATTTACTAGCAGATGCCATTACTTCAGATGCTAATTTTTTAACGAAAGGAACTCTAGCATCGTATCTTTGTAGTAATTGTTCAGCATCGTCTTTAGATATACCTAATTCTCTAGATAATTTATTTTTACCCATTCCATAAAATATACCTAAGTTAATAGTTTTAGCTGCAGATCTTGGTATACCAGCCATTTCAGCTACCAGTTGATGAAAATCAGCCTCTTCGTTTTGGTATGCTTTAATAAATTCATCGGCTCCAGTAAATCCTTGTTCAATAGATGCTGCATAGTGGGCAACGAGCCGTGGTTCTTGTTGCGAGTAATCAAATGACCCCCACTGTCTTCCCTCTTCAGGTAAGAATAAACTTCTAATCTTATCTCCATAATCTTTATTTTTTGCTGGTATCTGCTGTAAGTTCATATTTGAATAACTTAATCTACCAGATACTGTTCCTCCTCCATCCGATCTTAATTGATGAATTTCAGAATGAATTCTTCCTTTAAAAGAATGACGTTCAATAGCATCCAAAAAAGTAGAATGAAATTTATTAACTTCTCTAGCATCTCTAATTAATTTAGCTATCTTATGCTCACAATTCTGTAACCAATTAGAAGTAAAACTTGGTTCTTTTGTTTTTTCTGTTCTAGGATATTCTAGCCCCAAGTGATCAAATACTTTTGCTACTGATCTATTCGCCCAAATATCTACCCCCATTCCAGTAAGATCTTTAATCTCTCTTAATATTTTATTTTCATCACTAATAAATTCTTTTTTTAATATTTTAATTTTATCTAAATCTACCCTTAATCCAGTCATCCTCATTTCAATTAAAATTGGCAGTAGTTCCATTTCTAAATCAAATACATCTTGAAGATTTTCTTTTATAATAATTGGTTTTAAATGCTGCCACAGTTTATAAGTTAATGCTGCGTCTTGTTCTGCGTAATGACCCACAAACCCAGCTGGCATTCTCCATAAATCTTGTTTAGGATCTAAACCCCATTCTTTTGCTTTTTCATTTAAAAATGCTTCTGATTTAATTTCACCTAATAGATCAAATCCTAAAGAATTTAATGCATAAGAATATCTGTTTTCATTAACTACAGCAGCAGCTACCATAGTATCAATAATTTTGCCGTTTATTTCAAATCCATTAATTTTTAACCAACCTACGTCATATTGAGCGTTGTGGAATATCTTAGGGCAAGGTAATTTTAATAAATCTTGTATATACGCAGTGGTAACAGCTAAATCCATATTACCTCCAGCATCATGTTGTATAGGAAAGTAATATTGTTGACCTGCTGTAGCTATAGCAAATCCAACAATAGCACCATCAAATCTAGGCCATCCAGGTCCCAATGTTTTTATATTAGGGTCTTTAGTTTCTAAGTCTATAGCTATACAATCAGCATGTGAAAGATCTGGGTATTCAGATGGGCAAACCCAATCCGATTCTTGATAAATAAAGTTAAGTTGATGTGTCATATTTTATTATAAGTTATAGTTTCACTTTCTAATGAAGATACTTTAGGTAATAATGTGTTTACAAAAAGAAAATCTAAGACCATTAACTTGGTATTAAAGAAAATTGTATCAATGTCAAATACTTTAAAATTAGAATTAGCCATATAGTTAATATAATGTTCAAACTTAGGAGCACCTTTATTGTTATGATGGATGGGACATTCTAATTGAACAAATTTAGTTTTTTGAAATAATTCTAAAGAACCTTCCATAATTTCTAATTCTGCTCCTTGCACATCCATTTTAATCAAATCATAAATTTGATCGGGTACTATATCTTTTAATGGTTTTACCATAACTGTTTTTTTATTAAATTGAATATTTGAATTTTCTTCATATAAAGAATTTCCCGTTTCTTCTAATTCGTTTTCACTAAAGTTAAATTCTCTTTCTTCTTTTTGTTGACCGACTACTTCTTGATAAAAAATTCCTAATGTTTTTATTTTTTCTTCATATATATTATTAGGATCTATTAAATAATAGTTTGCATCAGGATAAATTAATTTAACTTTACTTGTCCAAGATCCTTTATAACATCCAACATCAATAATATTATTGAATTGTATACCGTTTTCTTTTAATCGTCCGTATAGATTAGTATTAACTTCTATAGGTTTATTCATTCTTTTCTTTTTTCATTATCTATTTTTTACATTACAAAGTATTGTTGCTTTTTGTTTTTCAATTAAAAATATAAATCTCCAAATTCTTTTAATTTTTGATACATCAACTAGCTTAGCTAATTGCCAATTTCTAAGTGAAAAATCTGTTATACAACCCACAATATCTCCTATTGTAGGTCTATTTGATCTCCAAAAATTAATATGATGCTGTTCTGTTATACCATTTAAACAATTAACACCAACTATAGGGAAGGTAAAAACTAAATATGCTTTGTCAGTTAAACACTCAAAAACAGTTGGAAAAAATTTATCTGGATACCCGTAACTATCTATGTCAATTAAATCAAATTTTTTTTTCTCAGATCTTAATTTGTAAATATAATCAAAACTATTACCAGTTGTTTCTTTATCTAAAGATAAGACATTCTTTGATATTGTATTATAATATTTAGATAAGTTTCCTTTGCCAGCAAAAACCTCAAGTATTTTTAAATTATTAAAATTAAATCTTTTTAATTGTTCTATTTTTTCAAATGGATGATGGTAATCATCCATGTTTAAAGATTGATTTTTTCTAATTCTTTTATGTGTTTTTGCGGTATGTCCAATCACCTCATTTCCTCATTTCTTCTATTTCTAGTTCACAATAATGAATTATTTTTTTAAGGTCCTCTATTCCATTTTTGTCTTTATATCTACAAATATATTTAATAACGTTACCTTGAAAAAAAGATAGATTGTTAGCTGTAATAAATTCGTAAGGCTGTATTTTATGTTTTCGGTAATGGTCTCCCCCCTCCTGTCTAGAAGATGGAAATACTTTCTCAAAGTCTGATTTTGTGCTCATAGTTAGTTTTATAGTTATTGTAAAATTTTCCTAGTGGAAAATGATATTTATGATCAGTATTGATCAAATGTAAAGCCTTTTTTGCACGAGTAATTCCTGTGTACCATACTCTTAATTCTTTAACTTTTTCCTCTATATTTTTTCTTTCATAATGAGAAGGCCAATTAGATTTGCTTAAAATTACTACATTATCAGCTTCTCCTCCTTTAACCGCATGAATAGTATCTACAATTATTTTAGATGATTCGTCTAAGTTAACACCAGATTCAGATAAACGAATCAAATATTGTTTCTCCTTATCTTTAAATCTAATCTTAAAAGCCTGCACCCAATGTCCTTTTGGCTCCCTTAATCCAGACCTCAAGGTTAATTCATCGTAATTAAAAGGCTGATTAGGATGTGCAAATGTCCATGCTTGACTGTCGCTGCTCCTGTAGCCGTGGTCAATGTTTTGAATATAATGATACATAATACAAGCCTCTTCCTTAGTAATAGATCCACCAGCCATTAAATGATCCCATGCTTTTATAGCTTGCCACTGTTCTACTTTAAATGATTTACGACCTTGAACATCCTGAAAATAAATACCCATATCATAAAGATCTTGTTCTACCTCTTCCTTAACCGATCTTATCCTAGAAAGAACCATAAAAGATCCATCTGTAGTAAAATCTACATGTTTTAAACTAGTATAGGTAAGTATATCTCCTTCAGATGCCCTTGGATTAAATTGCTTTTCCTGTCTACGTCCTTTTGCTGGAGCCATTAATAATTGAGAAAAATAATGAACTTTACCAGGTATTCTCCTTGATTGTTTTAATATTTTTACTTTACCTGGAAAATGAATAAAGAAATCAGCATCCGCACCATTCCATTCATAAATAGCTTGATCATCATCTCCCGCTAAATAAATTTTATCTGTGTGGTTAGATAGTTTAATAATTAAGTCCCATTGTAAAGGAGTTAGATCCTGCGCTTCGTCTACCATTAATATTTTTAATTTAGGGCAAACTCCTTCTTGAATGAACTTATCAATCATGTCGGTAAAGTCTAAACGATCTTTCTGTCTAACCCCAGATTGATTCTCAAACATTTTAAAATTTTCATAAGCCGATATAATAGATTGAAACTGCGCCAGTCTTACTTCTTTTCTTTCTTGCATTCTGTATAAATGAGTAGGATCTTGTTTCGTGTTCCGTGCTCTGTCGTACACTCGTAATGACCAATTATTAAATACTTTTTGTTCTTCAAATCCTTTTTGAGCATTTATTTTAATAGTTCCATAATCGCTATGAAACTGGATCATATCTTCTGCTGGATCCAATACAGGAATTTCTGAAAATTGTTTCCTTGCAAAACTATGAATAGTACAAAAATAAGGAAAGTCATCCATGGTATAGTCTGGTAAAGCTAACTTTAATCGTTCTATAGTTTCATTCACTGCTTTATTGGTAAAACTAAAATAAGCTATTTCAGAGGGATGTACTCCATTTCTTATAAACCATCTAATTCTCTTAAGCAGTTGATAAGTTTTTCCAGTTCCAGGAGGACCAAATATCTTAGTGGTCTTGCCATGGAGCTTTTGCTTTATCATGCTTCACCTCTTTCCTTTTATATTCTGGTAACTTAGGCATTGGGCATCTCCAGTGTCTTGTTTGTATATTAGCATGTTTCTTTTTAGGTTCCGCCCCACCCACTTGTAAAAAATTAATACATTCTCTGTTGTTCCAATTACTTCCCATTTTTTTCATAAACCTTTGAAAGGTTTGTATTTTAAATCTCATTTCCGTAGCATCTGCAGCACTTGGATTATCTAGCCAAATATATCCATTATCCACCTGATCAAATTCCTCATGTGTTTCGCTATCTTCAAAAAATTGAACCATTCTAGAATTAAATAAATCATCTTTATCAGCCATGGCATCGTATCCTTCCATGTCTATTTTGTTTTTAATTAAATCATCTTTAAAATCAGACCATGGATCTGGATTTTGTTTAGTTGGTTTTAAGGTTCTCCAAACAATATCAGCTGTTTGTAATTTTTCAGCAAATAGTCTTTGAGCATATAGTTCTTTATTATCTAATTTTATATTAATTCCATTAACAGGTAATACCCAATAAGGTTCAGGGTACACATTATATTTTACCAATCTTCCTACTTCGGGC